CTTAAACTCGATTTCAGCCAGCTTGATTTGGGCTACTTGGTCGGGTGTCATCTTGTCGCCGTTTAAAGCCTCTGTAACAGCCGTAACGGTTTTCTCAGATACGCCTAGCTTGTCTGCCAAGAAAGACGCTGCAATGCCACCAAATGGGCCTGCAATGGCTGTCCCTAGAAGTGGTGCAAGTTTGGCTAGTAGCTCATTCATAAATCACCCATTCCTGTCTGTGTATCTTGGTAATCTGACTTGAGACATGCGTACACAATCCCGAGTGCTCGCTCCATTGCTTGAGCCTCCCAGAATCTTTCTTGCGCTTGGTACTGCTCCACCTTCGCAATCAACCTAACTAAGGCTTGTTGCTCAACGGGAAGGAACTGCGAATCAAATGGGTCTAGGGTTAACATTCGGCGTGTCAAAGAGTGACTTTTCCGCTTGTCGCCGCTTAACCAATCCCGGAAGAATTCGACCCGAGGCATAGACCCACCTTAGAAATTGTGTTGAATCGGGAGTGCCGGCGTTTATCAGTTTCAGGAGCGTAGAACCGCGGAGATTTCCTAGTCCTACGTTGTAGGCAAAGCTAGTAAGGGCAGCCAATTGGTTATCTGTAACCGGCACATGCAACAAGGCTTTAACACCTGTCTCAGTCTCTTCTAGCCGATTTAATAGCCATTCGTCAGCTTGTGCTTGTGTGCAGGTGTCGCCAAGTTTGAAGCCGCCCGTACAACCCCAGCCGATAGTGATTGGTTCACCGCCTGTGCCGGGGTCTGGATAGGCTTTCAAGCTGCATCCCTCGTAATTTTTAACGAGGTCTATGCATTCCTTGTTCACCTGTCGGCCTTTGTGTCTAATTTCGATTCAATCTTGTCCAACTTGCGGAATAATGCTTCTGTCAGCTTATCCATGTCCTCACGCCTGACGTATGAACCCGCTACCAACACTTCTATATGTTGAACCTTGTCGGCAAGTTCGCTGTCCGTTTTCTTCAGTGAGTTGATTGAATCTTTTAGCGAGTTGAGCACCCATCCACCTAAGAAGGCGATTAGGGCTACGGCTATGTTGAAAGCAACTTGAATGTCCATACGATTCCCCTATATCAGGTACTGTCCGCTAATCATGAAGAATGAAGAACTACCTACGTCTGTGTTTTGCAGCGCAGTGGTAGTGCCTCCCGAGACTTTCCAGAAGTTAACCTGCGTAGTGCCTGGGTCAATCTTTGCGTACAGGGGTGAAGTGAATCCAGCGTTGAAGTTTCCAAACATCACGCTTACAGAATTCACCGCATACGAAGTAGCCTGAGAGGTAAATGGGAGTCCACCGATTGCAACCGCACCAACACCAGAACCAAGGCTTGCGCTGTACACCTGAAGGTTAAAGAAAACCCGGTTGCCAACTTTCGTATACCAACCCAATTGCACAAGGTAACTTTGTCCCGTTGTGCCACCGTTTAGCAAAAGCGTAGGTGTAAACGTACCCTCCGCATAAGCGTCCAAAACGTTAGGGTCAGTCGAAGTCACAGCCGTAGAGGGGAACTTAACCCCGTCTTTCGTCTGTACCGCAGCATTGATTGAACCCGTAGGTGCAACACCAAACCCAACCCCGTTGGTGTTATTCAGTGCGGTAATGTCAGAGTTTGAACCTGAAGCAGCGTAAGAGCCTGCGGCCTGTGCGCCAATCGCAGCAGCAGTTATCCCCATGTTGGTAATCGCTGTCGAAGCAGAGTAAGTGCCTGTAATCAGCCCCACCAAGTCCCGAATCTTGGCAATGAATGAGCCGTGTGCGCGTTGGGTATCGTCTAGGGTGGAGGGACTATCGCTTCCCTGCGGGTAATTTGATGCCGCTGTGGTGGAAAGCTGGTCAATTGTAGTTGGGATAGGAATTTTAATTCTCCTTAGAGCAAATAGCCCTTTGATTGCATGAAATCTACTGGATGCTTCGCTCCCTTGCTTCTATTGCAAGAACGGCAAAGTAATTGAAGGTTTGAACTTTCATTAGTCCCACCAAGCGCTATAGGCATGATGTGATCTACTTCTACTAAAGACGTAAGAAGTCCACGACAAATTGGGCATTTGCCTTTTTGTTGTGCCTTTAGAAAAGGTATTACGGAATAGCTAAACGTACCTGCTGCTCTACGCATATGGCGGTATGCGACTCTTTTTTCAAAGTCACGCTTTGCAACTTCTCTTTCATTGGCACGATGTCTATCTACATCACGAAGCCGCCATTCTTTGCAGTAGGCGTTAATTCTGTCTTTGTTCTTCTTCTGGTATGTCTTTGCATACTCAGCCCGTTTTGATTTGTACTTTGGCGCATGTTTTGCCTTGAGATTCTTGCCATTTTCCGTCCTTGACCATTCAAGATTGCGAATTCCAAGACAAACAGAACACTCAGGGGATAACCCATGAGGTGAATCATTCCGTCTTTTGAAAAACTCTGGCGTACATGGCTTAGATTTGCTGCACTTTGAGCAACAACGTACAGTAGGAGCAGGCCCATCAGCTAAACGTCTTGCTGCCAATCTGGATAATTCCCGAGATTTTGTGCATGACTTGCATTGAGGGCGCAGGTATGAACCTTGACCAGCGCTGCTAAACAAAGAAGTTGGCTTCTCTGTTTTGCAATCTGTACAAAGTTTCAAGTCTGGCATGGTGTCTCCGGCGCTTCTCAGCGTTAAGAGTTGAAAAAATCTGTGAAAGGTTTACAGTGCGCGAATGACTGATGACCAATTCCTTCGCATTATTGCAGTTTCTGTGCTAACTCCAGGGTATATCTACCTACTGAAGAAGGCCAAAAACGCCATTTCCCCCTATTGGAGTAAGGTATGGACTGGTCTGCCTTACCGCGTTGGCTACTGGTTGAGCAAGGTTAGGACGCGAAGCAACCATACCGCGTAATAGCGATTGAATTGGGCTTGTGTAAGCACCTGCTCCAAGCAGTAGACCAGCAGGTATTGCAGGATTTGCAAAACCACTTGCCAAAGCACCGCCACCGAGTAACAAACGGTCAACTGTTCCACTATTTGGGACTTTGTTAGAAAGCAGATTCTTTCCTGCCGCGCTTAAGTCCTGCATCAACGCGTTACCCTCAGAGAAACGCGCCTTATCCTTTGACTTGTCCATTGCCTTCACTGCATTGTGAAGTTGTGCAGGGTTGAATGATCCATCTTCAGCAGCAACAGAAGAGCCAGCACGCTGCACCCGCTTGAAGTTCGCATATCCACGATTGATTGCTGTCAAAGCCGGTGCAAGTTGCGGATTTGTACGTACAGAAAGCTGATTCAACTGGTCTCCAAGCTCACGATATGCAGTAGACAACAAACGCTCATCTGCATTGGTTGATGCTTGCGTGTTCTTGATCTGTTCCGTTACCTTGCTTTGCAGGCGTTTGAATGTCTCGCCCGTCATCGACTGTTGGCCCTGAAACAGCGGGTTAACCTCATTGTTTATGAATCGGTTAAATTGGGCGCGTGTCCCGTTGCCGATTGCGCCATTGTTGACCATCCCACGAAGATTCAACGCAGCATTTGCAAATTGCGGGTCTTGCCGTACAGCCATATTTGGTAAAACAGAGTCGTAAGCATCGCCCAAAGTCCTACGGGCAAACAAAATCGCATCGTTACCAACTACACCAGCGGGTAATTCAGCGCCTATCGGAGCCAATGAACGGTTAATCGCTGCCCTGCTTAAATCTTCACCTGCACTATTACGCGCAGATTGGATAGCATCGCCAACAATAGGAACACTTTGTAGCTTTTCCTCTGCCCTGTTAGCCCATCCACCAAGAGATTGACCAATCGTCGGCCTCACACCTTCCTGGCGCAGCAGTTGCAACTGAGGGTTAACAGAAGCATTTGGACTGATAACACGCGCCACACCTGACGCAGCGCCATGCACTAAAGCGCCACCAACAGCGCCCGTTGCAACTTGCTTGGCTTTCTCCGTCAAGTAGTCACCTTCAGCAACCGGAGATAGTGCTGAAGTAGTTGCGCCAGATATAACAGCGTTTGCCAATGGCCTTGCTGTCAAAGTAGCTGCCCTAGCCCCTACAGCGGCATTTGCAGGGCTTAAAACGTTGCCAAGCATACGATACCCATCAAATCCAGACTCGCCCGCTGCGGCCCGTTTTGCTTGATAGGCGTTTTCGTTGTTTTGTACAAGCCCATCAAAACCAGACTTGCCATTAACAAGAGCATCCATCTTGGTAGGGATATGCGCTACAAGTCCGGTTTTGTCAGCAAGCCAGTTGTTAACGCTGTTTCCAGCATCTACTACACCTTGCGGGAGGATATGGGTTAGCAGTTGCGCCCCACCCTCGATAGGGTCAACCATGCCCTTAACAATCTTGTCAACCTTTGAAACGGTTGGGGCATAGTCTGACCAAGGGCCATCACTAACCGAAGGCTGATATTCTTCCCAAGGGTTAGCCATTGTTATCACCCACTTTCATCCAACTTTCTTTCTTAGAAGGATCGCCACCCAAGAACTTAAAGCCATTGCGAACCATTCCTTTAATGGCAATCGGTGGCTTGCTTGTCGGATTGCTTGCAGGTGCAGGAGCCGGGGCAGGAGTATCGCCACCGTATCCATTCAAGTCTGCGTACTTCTGTTGAAGGCGCATAACCTCGTTTGCAGCGGAAAGACGTTGCGAAACAGGCTTAGTCTTGTCCCCAACCATACCGGCCTGAATGCGATAGTTCATCACATCACGGTCAGACTGTGGGCCTTCCATACGTGGCACGTTAGAAGTAAGCCATCCAGAAAGTGTTTCAAGTTGCGAAGCCAAATCAGCACTTTTCGTTGACTTACCGAAAGCAGATAAGCCTGTATCAACTGCACTTCCTACACCGCTTGCTGTTGGGCCTGCATTCAGCAGTTCGATAGCCCGTCCGATACCCTCGCGCATTTGTCCGAATCTCTTGGAGTCAGAAAGGTTTGCGGTATCCCGTACAACGTCAGCCTTAGCTGTGTCAACTTGCCTTGCTTCTTCTGCTTTGCTAAGTGTTTTTCCCGGTGAACCTTTGAAGTTAACAAATGGATTCTGAATGCCATTAGCTTTTGCATCAGCTTCAATTACCGAAAGTTGATCCGGTGTCGGTTGGACACTACCAACGCTAGGCATAGAAGGCTTAACGGCCTTCGCAAGCAACGCCATAGCCTCTGATTTCAGCATTTTCTGCGTTGTTCCATCACCCATTGGAACATCTATCAATTCATGCTTATCCGCAGAGGTTGCATCAGCATTCTTGTAAGCAGAATATGTATCAACCGCACCAGCAGGAGCAGAGATAGTCGGCTGTCCTGTTTTTGGATCAATCGTAGTCAGTGAGGCTTGCCCATTGGTGGAAATGCTCATTCCTGGCAAGAATCCTGGCCCAATCTTGTTTTTGTCGTAGGCATAACCATTGCTAACTTGAATGTCAGGAGTACCACGTTTGTACATCCAATCCCCAACATTCTTGCCATCATTCAATGCCATGTCAGCAAAGATTGCATCTTGCGGGATGCCGTTCAATCTGTTGCCTTGCGGTGATTGCGGCAATCGTGCGGCATTCGTCACTGTTGGGCCAACATCACCAACGGCAGCACCAGCACCAAGAGCCGCACTAGCATCGCCAATCGGGGCAGGAGCTCCGCCGCTTAACTGAGCCAACCAGTTATTCATCATGTCATTTTTGCGTGATGCTTGCTGAAACTGTAGCTCTTGCATCTTGCGCTTCATCTGAGCATCACGCATCCCCTGTGCGCCCTGTACGCCTTCCATCAGACGTTGCCCGAAACCAGCAGCATCAGCGCGAGGGGAAGCCGCAGCAAGCAGGCCCAAGCCTAGCTGTGCGTCACCGTTATCGAACATATCCAACAAGCCAGCCATTACGCCCTCGCTTTCTTGTCAAAACGACCCTGATTGATAGCATTCAGGAAACCTTCGCCGTACTTGTCAACAGAGGATTTCTTGATAACCATTTCACCGGATTGCAGGTTAGCTTTACCTTGATCTGGGCCTTTAGGGTCTGGGCCTGAAAGGTTAGCTTTCTTCACCATGCCACCCTTAGCAAAGCCTGCCGCACCTGCTCGGCCTTCACCAACACCAGTACCGCCAGCATTGTTGCCGCTGTTATCGCTTCCAACAGAACCGCCAGGGCCTGTACCGTCGCCACCAGAGTTTCCGCCAAAGCTATGAGGGCTGTCAGAGGTGAAATCAAACCCTTGAGGCGCAGCAACTACAGCGTCAGATACCGGAACCTGTGAGCCATCCTGCGGCCCTAGGTACATGTTCTGAGGCTTGCCAAGCATGTAAGCTGCCGCTAGTCCTTCGGGCGTGTTCATAAACTTCTGAAAGTCCATTGAAGCACCACCGTAACCAGTGTCACCCATGCCTAGATTGCTATGTCCGCCACCGTTTGACGGGGATTGAATGTAGTCTTGGTAAGCCTTCTGAAGTTGGGCAGGGACATTAGCCTGAACTGTAGGTTGAGAGAACCCAACCGAGCCAGCACTGTTGCCACCACCCATAGCACCCGATAGATTCAAGGGAGCAGGTTTAGCCAATGGGTTGCTACGGTCAAACGCGGGAATGTTGGACAGTTGCGGGATTATGGTGTTAACCATGTTCCTAACGTCTGCATTGCCGTTAGCCGCGTTTGTATATGCAGACTGTTGTGCCTGCGAGAATGGGTTAGCAGCGTATTGGGCTTGGAGGTTCTGCCCCATGCCCAAATTAGATTGCATCCAAGGTTGTGCAGCCGCCCAAGGGTCACGGCTTTGTGTCTGTTGCGATGATCCGCTAGAGCCGCTACCAAGCAAAGCACCAGCGAGAGGTATTAGTGATTCCCATCCCATGATTAACCTCCGTATGCCTTAGCCATTGACGAACCTAGCGACCAACCACCCAAAGCACCTAGCAGCGGATTTCCCGGCATTTGGGTTGTCTGAGTAGTACCCTGTCCACCGGCAGCGTTAGCCATGTTGGAGAAGTTCTGGTAGTAATTCATAGGCGTATTTTGAACGTTTGTACTGTTCGTAATATCGCTTTGATTTGCATTGTTCGATTGTCCCAGAAGTCCCATAGTTGCACTAGCGGTATTGAGGTTATTGTTAAACGCATTCTGATAAATGTCAGCGTTAAAACCTTGATCCCACTGATACATGCCTTGCTGGTTTCCATAGTCCTGCATACGCATATTGTTAGCAGTTTGTCCCATTGCTTGCTGTTCATTTAGCTGCTGATTTTGGTTCATCTGATCGAGGCCAGAGTTACCAAAAGAACCTGATTTCGCCATAGCACTAGCAGACTGCGGAGCCGCCAAAAGGTTGTAATTTCGGCTCATGTCATTCATGGTCGAATCAATCGTCTTTTGAAGATAGGGATTGTCATGTCCCAAGAATGGATTGCCAGCCGCCCACGAAGGTGAAGCGCCAGAACCGTTGAAGCCTAGATTTGTGTCTGCCATTTTTAGTTTCCTGTAAGAGTTCTTTGTTGCAACCAAGTGCCGGGAGTACCGGCAGCGGTGCAAATCCAACCTTCGATAACGTACTTATTACCCGCCGTGCCTGCTTCAGCAGGGGCAGAATTCCGAACCTTGTCGCCAGCCGCCCATGTCCCTGTTGTGGGAACTGACGCAGAAGCCGTATAGGAGCCGCTTAAACGGCCCTCAGAGACTGCGTTTACCTGTTGGGCTACATCTCTGTACCAACGTCCGGTTTCTGCGTCTACATTGGCGCGAGGGGTTACATTTAGCTTCATGCGTTGCCTTGTGCGGTCAGCACAGCCCCGTAACCGATAACCCTGTTGTCACCAGTAAATGAGAAT